ACAATTTAGTTTATTAGATAGTGTTAGAGATGGTGTATATGCTGGCAAGTTTATTGGTTTCGATACTGTCACACGAACAAAGGTGATAACAAAAATTAAAAATGTATACGAAAGTTCTGGTGCCAGTAAGACTGGAGCAGCTCCAAACCTTGCTACTGAAGCTGTAAGTAAAGATCAAAAGAGTTATACGGAAATGGGAGACTCTAGAATTGTATCTTACCCATTTGCATTACCAAGAACTGCGGTTAAGTATGTGAAAGATAACAATCCTAAAGCTAGCAGCATAATAGATAATACTGAGTTATACATTTTTCAACGAAAGGCTATACTAACAAACTTAATGCAAAGGCGTCTCCAATTAGCGATGCCTGGTAATTTTGGTTTACATTCTGGCATCATCATAAATTTGAATGTTCCAAAATTTTCTTATAAAGAAACTGGTGGTGAAAGTTTGGACAAGACTTTGAGTGGCAAATACATAATTAGTGGAACAAGACACGTAATTAGGTTTGACAAACATGAAACTTTCATTGAAGTTTGCACAGATAGAATAGAGGATTGATATGTTAACGAAAGATTTTTATGGCAAAAACGGATTCATTTGGTGGGTGGGTTTAGTTGAAGATGATAGAGATCCACTAAAACTTGGTTCTGTTCGAGCTCGTATTATTGGAGTTCATAGTGATGATAAAAATTTAGTTCCTACTGAAAGTTTGCCGTGGGCTCAGTTGATGTTGCCTGCTACAGGATCAAACACTTTTACTCCACCAAGAGTTGCAGATTGGGTTTTTGGATTTTTCCAAGATGGTGAAGCTGCACAAATTCCAGTTGTCATGGGTGTTTTTCCAGGTATTGAAAGTCAACAGTCGAGAACACTCTATCAAGAAATTGTAAATAAAAAGGGTGGCGGTGTGCCAAAAACGCCCTTCACTGGTCGTGAAGTTGGACAACCAGTAACACCTGTTGAGATACGACAAGTAGTTTCAACCGTAACAGGTGGTGTTGCCGCTGCAACATCCGCCGTTAAAACAATTGTTGATACTGCTAACGAAGAGATTGACCACATTTGCGACATTTCAAAAGAAGTGAGTAAGGCTGTAAGTTGGGTGAAAAATCAATTTGGTCCTGTTGTTGAAAAAATTAGACTAGCGATTCTTGCTGTTCTAAAGGCTTTAGGACTTGAACCCTCAGGTGTTGTTGCTCAGGCTATACAACTTGCCAAAAAAATTCTAGAATTTATTAAATACATAACTGATATGATTAAAGAAGTGACAGAACAATTGCAAATATTAATTCAATTGGCTACTTTAATTCGTCTTGTGATTGACTATATCAGTAAACTGCCGGAAAGATTTAAAAAACTGCTACAAGATTGTTTGAAAAAACTTGAAAAACAATTGAGAGATGGTTTTACCAATATTCTCAAAAAGCCAGATGGTTTTTCTTCTAGCGCTTTTGGTATAGACCTTAAAGAATTGAAAGCCGTCACGAAAGACATTAAGACGGCTGTCGGAGATTTAAAAACAGAGGTAAACACAATATCAAAACTGCCAGGTAAAATAACTGAAGCACTACTAACACCATCTAGTCCGGAAGCTTTAACAAACATTGGACCATCAGTTAATGGTGCGATTAATGGAGTTGCAACTGCGGCCTCAAAATTGTTTAATAGAAATATACCATCATCTAATACTGTGGGGAATGGAGTATAATGGCAATACCAGAATCACCAGATGGCGGCTGGACATTACCTGAATCGGCGAGTAATGTAGACGAAAGGCCGCAATATCCTTATAACAAAACATTTCAAACCGAATCTGGACATACGATAGAAATCGATGACACACCAGGTAGAGAAAGAATTCGTATTGCACATCGAAGCAAATCATATATGGAGATGCATCCAGATGGTGACTTTGTTGTTAAAAGTGTAAAGAATGGATATGAAGTTACAGGTGGAAAAAAGTTAGTAAAAATAAATGGCATTTGCAATGTGACAATTGAGGGCGATTCTATTGTTCATGTTAAAGGAAATAAGTTTGAAAAAATTGATGGCGACTATAAACTAACAGTAAATGGTGATTTTACTGCATATAGTCCTAAAAAAGTAAGTATGATGAGTGATGATGTTGTTCAAATTGGCGGCGGAACATCATTAGGTTTAGGAAGAGTTGTGATTGGGTCTGCATCTAGTTTAACACTCAATGGAGATTTGCGAGTTCGTGGAGAAATTATTGGTGATATGATAACATCAAATGGTCGTGTAGATGCGGCTACAGGTGTTAGTGCTGGACCCTTGGGATTTGTTACTGTTCTTGGAGGTGTGTCGGTTGGAATTCCTATAGCTTCTCCAGGAATGGTAAACAGTATTGCTCTTGTTAATGCTGGAGTTTCTATGCAATCACCAGTATCTGGTTTTGGATTTATGGGCGCAATTTGGATGCAAGATGTTATTAATGTTGGAATTGATAAAATACATAATCATATGTCACCTAAAGGTCCAACAACCCCTCCGTTAATCGCTATGATTTGAAACAAGGAATAATATGCAATTGTTTTCTCAAACAGCAGATTTAGTAACAAACGGCCGTAAATTAAATGGCGGCACGGGTAGCATTTCTGGAGATGCTCCAAAAAGTTTGTCTGCAACTATGACGGACATGATTTCATATGGAAATAAAAATAGAAAATTTCCTAATAGTTCTCCAAATGCTAGTGTCTTTGCTAGGCTGGGTTATGACTTTGATCCTGTAGATAAAACAATTTTGGAATTGCCAGAAGATGTCAAGATGCAATTAAATTCCATTCCAAGATTTATGAAAGACTGGCAAGCGGAAGATATGCGAAATGATAATGTTGGTGATTATTATCAAAATCCAATGGACGCTTCTGTTAGTTCTTTGAATTCTACAATTAGAGAATTGATTTCGAAAGTTGTCGTTAGTTCAGTTACAACCACAGATTATGAAAGTGGTTCAACAACAACAATAAAAACATATGTTATTTTTGAAAATGCCAATAACATAACAGGAAAAGAAATTGCTGATGAGTTGGAGTTCACTCTAGATGAAGGCAACCAATTCAAAGACCACACGGATCGGTTATCTGGTGTAGTAGAACCGATGGTGGAACCAGTAAACACTTCAGAATTGCCACACTTGGATTCGATTGAAGCTATTGGTAGAAGTTTGCTTTATATTTGTAATCAAGCTGACGGCATTTTAAATACTGCACCAATGATAGGTGCGATGACCAGTTTGTTTACTGTAGCTGAAGTTAAAAGCTACAATGAACTTCTCGCACCTTATCCAGGATTAATTGCCAATAGTATCAGACAAGAAATTGTAATGACTGGTGAAGAAGTTATAACAAATTATGTATCTAATTTGTCGAGCAATTTAATAACAACACTTGTTAATACTTTAAGAGACACTAAAAATAACTACAGAAACAGAAGGCAACATGACGAAAACTTTTGGGATAATGCTAAAAAAGTAATAAAAGAATTTCAAAGTTTCAATAAACAAAATAGTGGTGGCTATTTTAGAAATATGGTGGTCAACAAATTTATTGCTACGGATAAGTTGGCAGAAAGTGCTAATATACCAGATGTGCCGCCTGAATTTGAAAAACAAGTTATTTTTTCGCCAATGGGCTTTATGACAGTTTACAATAAAACAACTGGCGAAGTAATTTCAAGTGATGCTGAATTGGAAAGACTCATTGAAGAGGCGCCAGACTCAAATCAAATTATTACCGAAGATATGTTTAATCAAGGCACGCCGCCTAACAGAAATGTCATTACTGTCACGCCACCAGAACTAACACTTGATGCGTTTATTGAAAAATATAACGCAAATGTATTAACAGTCAATGTTGAAAGTAGTAGCCTCAATGTAAATACTGGCGCAATTATTTTCAGAACTTTGAATGGTGTTTGGTCTAACACAAGAATCATTCAAATCACAAATATTACTGATAATGTTTACTACTATTCAAATACAGCAACAATCACTAATTTTGGCCGTGCTGAAGTGAAAGTAAATGTGGAAGATTCGTCAAGACGCAGAGGCATACAAACAATTACAGTTGCAAATACTGGTACCGGCTACTCCAACGGCAACATTACAGTTACTGGCACCGGCACGGATGTTAATGCAACAATTGAAATTAAGATTAATGCTACTTCCGGTGCTATTCGAACCGCTAACTTGATTTCGAAAGGTGCGTTCGCTAACACACCGACAATCAATGTAGCATCTTTGGGTGGTTCGAATGCTAACTTGATCGCCGTCCTTAGCGACCCAATTAATTCATTGACTAATGGAGAATCGTTTAATGTATCTGTTCAATTTAGAAGTTTAACAGAAGCCAATACTGTGGACTACGGCTTGATTACAATTAATCCAGGTATTGGTATTCGTGTCAAGGGTTACAGCAATACTTCTGCCAACGGTATTCTTCTTCCGTCTTCTCTCACTCAAGCTGTGGGTAATTCTACGAATAAACTTGTGATTAATCAGTTTAATGGTCCGTATGCAATCGTTGATCCTGCTGCGACTGGCATAGAAAAATGGACATTTAGAAACTTGAGTCAAAATGTTGTGAATATCATTAGTGTTGTTGAAACCACAAATTCATTGACAACAAACGGCAACACGCATTTGAATGTTCAGTTCTATCAAGCAAATACGCCAAATGTCATCAATACGAATGGTTCTGTTTTGTGGTATGCCAATGTTAAACCTTTAGTTCTGGTGCCAAATGCATCGACATTCTTGGTGACTACAGAAGATGGCCAACAGAGAGAAATTACAATTACAGTTGATACTGCCTTTGTTGATGATTCCGGCCTCTACAATGAAATTATCAACAGCAATCCAGACATTATTGTATCCAACACTCCATTTGATATTCGTGTGTTTGGTGGCAAACCAAATACCTCGTTCACATACTCTGGACCAAATATTTCGGGAACTGGTGCTATTTTGTCGAATGGATATGCCTTGATTGCCAACACATCAATCACAAACATCGGTTCTTACACCTATACTATTACATTTAATGGAACAAATCATAGAAGAACATTGACCAAAGTTATCACCACTTAAATCGGCATAAATAGACGATGGCTACAATAGAAACAAATGTCTCCCGTCAATTCAAAGACTTGGATTTAAGATTTACCAAACATCCTCTTAAAAAAGATGTCAGTAAAAATCTAGATCAAGTGGCTGTAATCTATGCAATAAAAAATTTAATTCTAACAAATCATTACGAAAAACCATTTAATCCAGACTATGGATCAAATGTTCGTAAACTTTTGTTTGAAACCATAGACATTATTACTGCTAACGCTTTAGAAAGAGAAATCGAACAAACAATCATAAATTTTGAACCAAGAGTTAGTATTCTTGGCATTTCTGTTTTTCCAGATGTTGATGTTAATGGTTTTAGAGTCGATTTGCAATTTTCCATCATTAATCAAACAGAGGCAGTTTCAGTAAGCTTTTTATTAGAGAGAACACGATAAAATGGCAACGAATCGTTTAACAGTCACGGACTTAGACTTTGATACAATTAAAAATAATTTAAAAAATTATTTGCGTGACCAATCGGAGTTTACCGACTACGATTTTGAAGCATCGGGATTGAATATTCTTTTAGACATTTTAGCATATAACACCCACTACAATGCTTACTATTTGAACATGGTTGCTAATGAAGCATTCATGGATACTGCAATTCAACGCAGCTCAGTTGTATCTCATGCTAAAACACTAGGTTACACGCCTAGATCGGCAACAGCTTCAAGAGCGGTTGTAGATGTAACTGTCCCCTCTGATTCTAACACGGCAGGCACATTGACTTTGCCTAGAGGTTTTAATTTCAAAACAAACATTACGGATAATGAAGTTTATAACTTTACAATACTTTCTGATGTTTCTGTAGATAAAGTTGGTTCTGATTTTATCTTTAAAAATTTAGAAATCTATCAGGGCGATTTGGTTTCGTATCAATACACCTACAATTCTACAACCAATCCAAAAGCAATTTTTCCAATACGAGAAACAAAAGTAGATACCACAACACTTAAAGTTACGGTTCAAGTGTCCTCAGGAAATTTATCTTCAGAAACTTATACTTTAGCCACAGATGTATTGGATGTAGTTTCAAATTCAAAAGTTTATTTCTTACAAGAAAGTCAAAACGGAAGATATGAAGTTTATTTTGGTGATGATTATGTTAGTAAAAAATTGTCCGATGGTAACATAGTAACTTTGAGCTATTTGGTTACTGATGGAGCAGCAGCAAATAAATCAAGTAACTTTACTGCACTTTCAAATGTGCCGCCATACTCTCAATATAATATTACAACAATTTTTTCAGCTGGTGGTGGTTCGGACAAAGAGGCTGTCGAAAGTATCAAGTTAAATTCAACACTACAATACACCACACAAAATCGTTTGGTGACTACACAAGATTATGAGAGTTACATTAAAAAAGTATATGGACCCGCAGAATCAGTTTCTGTTTGGGGCGGACAAGATGAAATTCCGCCAGTATTTGGCAAAGTCTACATATCAATTAAACCAAAAATAGATTACTACTTGACCGAAGCGGAAAAAGTAAGAATTATTGAAGAAATTATAAAACCAAAAGCAATGATTTCTGTAGATGCAGAAATTCGTGATCCAGATTACTTGTATTTAAAAGTTGAAAACAAGGTTTTGTTGGATAAAAAGAAAACCACGCTTAATGAAGAGCAAATTAAAAACTTGATTAAAACTGCCATTTTTGGTTATTCAAATTCCAATTTGACTAAATTTGATTCAATATTTGTTCTTTCGAAACTACAAGATAAAATTGATGCTGTTGATCTTAATGCTATTGTTGGTTCTGAAACTATATTAAGGTTGGAAAAACGCTTTGAACCAGATTTGAACAATGCAAAAACTTATGATATTAAATATAATGTCAAACTTCGTCGTGGCACAATTTTAAATCGTCTTGTATCATCCGAGTTCACAACGATAGACCCTTTGGGTGTAACAAGAAATGCTATCATCGAAGAAGTGCCGGAATCATATACAGGAGTTACAAGAGTCAATGTAACGAACCCTGGATACAATTATGTTTCGCCACCAACTGTGACCATTACTGGTGATGGCCGAGGAGCCACAGGAACTGCAACAGTTGTCAACGGCAGAGTGACAGAAGTTGTAATTACAAATCGAGGAATCAACTACACAAAAGCTGTTATTTCTTTTAGTGGAGGTGATGGTTTTGGAGCTTCAGCCATTGCGGTTTTAGATGGAAGATTTGGCACTATCAGAACAGTATATTTTAATGAACTTGCTGAAAGACAAGTTATTAATTCCAACGCTGGAACAATAGATTATGACACTGGACTAATAACAATTGATAATTTAAGAGTTTTGTCAGCTTTAACTGCCGATGGCGACATTCGTTTGTCCATTGAATCGGAAGATGGAATAATTTCTTCCGTTCGAAATACACTAATTACTTTTGATCAAACTGATCCAACTTCCGTGATCACAAGTGTAAGCTACACATAAAATGGACAAAAAAACTTCTATTTTAGTTGAAGGACAATTACCTGAATTTGTTCGGGATGAGTATCCATTATTTGTTACTTTTTTAGAAGCATATTATGAATTTCTAGAAAATAAACAAGGCACCAATAAAAATGACTTATTAACTGAAGCTAAAAAACTAAAGACAGTTTTTGATGTAGATCAATCCATAGATGAGTTTGAGGAATATTTCTTTAGAACATATGCATCATTGGTGCCAGTTTCTATTGGTGCAAACAAAGAATTATTAATCAAAAATATATTACCACTATATCAAGCAAAAGGATCTGAAAAATCTTTTAAACTTTTGTTTCGTTTTTTATTTGGTCAGGAACCAAAAATTGTATATCCAAGAGATAGCATACTTAAAGCATCTGATGGTAAGTGGAGAATAGATAAAACAATTAAAGTTTCTACTGACATATCTTCTTTTTATACTGCTGATGGAAACACAAAACAATTTACAACAATTTCAAAGTTGGGGCCCTCTGAAATAGATGTATATCTAGATGGCGTTTTGACTACAACTGGATTTAAAGTATTAAAAGAATATAATTTAATTATTTTTGATAGCAATTTGACCGCCAATACTGAATTGGAAATATTTTATGATTCGGTAGATAAAACACTTTTTACTAACAGAAAAGTTACGGGTGTCAACTCCGGCGCCAGTATTGTTGTAGAAAAAGAATTTAATAGGTTTTTAAATAACAGAGAAATCTTAGAACTTTTTGTTGATAATAAAACAGCAATTGGTGATTTTGAAATTGGCGAAGTTATCGAAACGGATGTTTTTATTGGTGATACTCTTGTTGATGTCAGACTCAGAACAATTTCAGAAATAGGCTCGATTACAATCATTGATGAAGGAAGTAGTTATAATATTGGTGATCCAATTGCTATTACTGCTATAAATGCCAAGAGAGTTCCACAAGCCATTGTTTCCAAAGTTTATGTGGGTAGTATTGAAAACATTAATATTGTGAACGGCGGCGCTGGTTTTAAACTAAATGCACCCGTAAGTGCTGATGGTTATGTAAAACCTTTTGTTGATATTGATGTTGTTTCAGTTTTTACAACATCAAACAATTCAGCAAATACTTTTGGAATTTTTTCAGATGTTATTTCTGACATTGACCCAGCGAACACATACATTAACGCTGCGTCTTATGGTTTGAGTGTAAACACAGGTAGTCCACCTTACACAGGTAATGCAAACAGTATTATTCGACATAATTTTTCAAATACTGCTTTTACAAATATTGGCGAAATTATTGGCGTTCAAATTAATTCAGTATTAGTTAACTTTGCTTCCCAACCAAGTTTTGATGTAGAATCTGCCAATGTGATCATAGCAAACATTGGTTCGACATTATCAAACACGACTGTCTACATTAATAGTTACGGTTCTCTAGGCAAAACAGCTATACGCAATGCTGGCACAGGATACAGTATTGGTGATGAACTTGTTTTCACAAACCAATCTGGCAGTTATGGTGTTGGCGCTGCAGCAGAGGTTAGAAAAGTAAGTGGCACAGGCGCTATAGAGAAAATAGAATTTGTTCCGGCAAAGATAATTGGGACTGCAAATGTTTTCACAACAAACGCAAATGTAATAGGTTCGGGAACTTCTTTTGATACAGAGCTTTTAGTGGGTGATCAAGTAATGGTCAATGGTGAAATTAAGGTAATAAGCACCATCTCATCAAATGTTTTGTTTTCTGTAAACACAGCATTTTCAGCAAATTCTACCAATAAACCAGTTCGTGTTTTTGGAATTTATCCAGTTGGCGGCCAAAGCTACACACAAGACAAACTTCCAACAGTAACAGTTTCTTCTGCTGGAGGTTCAAATGCTAATGTTGAAGT